CATCGAACTTGTCGCTGAAATCCTTGCGGTGCTGGTCGAAGCGGGCCTGCCATTCCCACACCATCTGGCGGACGTCGTGCGGGGCGACCTCCACGGCATCTTCTAGGCGGACCGGATATGCCATGTCGCACTTGTCGTCGAGGGAGAGGTAGGTGTCCGTATTGTTCCGTTCGACAACGAGTTCGAGTTCCACGCCATACTTTTCGCCGGTAACCTGGGCAAAGGTGTCGTTGTTGCAGGACACTACGTCCTTGACCTTGCCGTAGCAGTTTTCCTGGAGCTTGATCCACTTGCCGGTGAACTTTTCTGCCATTTCGTCGGCAGCCTTCGCGCCGTCGAGACTGCGGAGCTGTAACGCGAGCTTGCGGAGCTCCTCGATCTTGTCCAGGATGCCCTGGACCGTGATGTTGTTGATGAAGCCGGCATCGCTTGCGACGCGTTCCCTGCATGCGGAAGGAAGCGCATAACGGATGACTTCTTCATTCGCGCCCCAGCCTTTGAGCGCTTCGCGAAGTCCGCGGAGCTTGGTGACAAGGTCGCGGGAGTCGTCCGGCTTTTCGAGCGCGATGCCGACCATGCGGTCAACATAGTCATGGATTTCGAAGATTTCCATGTAGTGGTCCGGCGTCGGATACGGGGTGGTGTCGTTTTTCCAGTCAACCTTGCTGCGGACAATTTCGATTGCGGCGAAGCCGAGCGGGGCGAGTTCCGCGTTGAGCTCGGAGAGGTTCTTTGCCGGGACCCGGAGGATATGTTCCATGATGGTGTCAGTAACCTTTTCGTTGTGCTTTTTGAGCTGAATATCCATTTTGTTATCCTTTGCCGCCTTGTCGGGCAGCCCGTTAGAGAGTGAATAGTTATTTCTTGCTCAGCCGCGTTCCCTTGAACTTGCAGGGATGGCCCGGCTTGACATTGGGAATTCCGAGACGGTGGGCCTTCTGGGACACCGCCGAGACGCTGATGCCGAACAGTTTTCCGATCGCGGTATAGCTCATCCCGTCGGCAATGTATTTCAGGAAGCGCTTCTCCTTTATGGTGGTCCACGTATCCTGCCTGGACGTATCGAACCCCGCCTTGTGTAATGCCCGCTGGAACGTCTTGGGCGCGACATGGTACTCGAGGGCGAGGCCGCGCAGCGTCCCCTCCCCGTTGCGGTACCTGTCCACCATCTCGGCAAGGACTTCGGGCGTCCCGTTGGTCTTGGTCGGCTCGCCGGTGTAACCCAGAATCTTGCGGATCACGCCGATGTCAATACGGTGGATTTCCGGGTATGGCGCCAGGGCGGCCTTTACCTGCTTGGGAGTCCCGCGGAACAGCGGGAGGATGGAGATGAACTGTTCTTCGGTCATTATACAGGGTTGTCGATGTCGATGAATTCCGCGGTGACGCCTTCGAAGCGCTTGTCACCCATGCCCTCGAACTGGCCGGCGCCCATGATGTAGTCGGCGAGGAACTGGACACAGAAGATTTCGGAACGGTGGTGGCCGGCGTAGATGATCGCCATGCCGTGCTCTTCGGCGTAGATCGGCATGGATTCGCGGATTTCCCCGGTGACGAGCACATCGGCGCCGAGCATTTGGGCCTCTTCGAGGCCGGACGGGCCGCAGCTGCCGGAGCATACGGCGAACTTCTTGTCGACGGACGGGTCGAGCAGGCGCTGGATGGTTTCCGGGTCGCCCGCAACGTTCCAGCCGTTCGGAAACACGTTGTCGATCGTTTCCTTTGCCGGGCAGCCGTCGAACATGACGCCGATGCCGTCAAGGAACGGGGTGAACGTCATGCGGTGCTGCGGATCTTCGCACTGGATGAGACGGCCAATGGTGAAGTTGTTGCCCACCAGGTAATGGCGGTCGAGGTGGAGGTGGTAGCCGTAGAGGCTGATGCCGTTCTGGATGAGGAGGCGCATGTACTCGCCGTGGGTACCGATGAGGCGCTTGTCCTTCTCGGATTTCCAGAAGCCGTTAGGGTGGTGGACGATGATCGCGTCGGCCTTCTGTTCGATTGCGCGGAGGATGAGTTCCTTGCGGAGGCTGACGCCGGTGACGACATGCCTGATTTCGGCATCCGGGTCGCCCTTGGCGTCAACGAGGAGGCCGGTATGGCAGTAGTCTTCGAGGGGTTTCGGGTCAGAAGAACCTTCGTGGACGACGAAACGGTCAAGTAGTCTGGTAAATTCGGATTGCTTCATGCCTGAAATATAGCAAAAAGCGAGAGCCGGGTGCAGGGCTCGAACCTGCGACCTGAGCTTTACGAAAGCCCTGCTCTACCGCTGAGCTAACCCGGCATAAGCCGTCGGCCGGCATCGAACCAGCGACCGGCGCATTACAGGTGCGCTGCTCTACCAACTGAGCTACGACGGCATATCGGGGTAGCAGGGCTCGAACCTGCGACATCCTGCTCCCAAAGCAGGCGCTCTACCATCTGAGCTACACCCCGGAAAGTCTAGTCGGCGTAGCTGGACTCGAACCAGCGACCCCATGCTCCCGAAGCATGTGCGCTACCAACTGCGCTATACGCCGAAAAATTCGTGATGCCGGAATGAGTCGAACATTCGACCGGCCGTTTAGAAGACGGCTGCTCTGTCCAACTGAGCTACGGCACCGTAGCGGGACCAGCGGGGATCGAACCCGCGATTTCCGGCGTGACAAGCCGGCGTTCTAGCCAACTGAACTATGGCCCCAGTTATACGGGCAGTGGGTCTCGAACCCACGACTCCCATATTAAAAGTATGGTACTCTACCATCTGAGTTATACCCGTGAATCAAATTCGCGAGGTATTACGTTTTCGTCTGTTCATATTCTTACTCCTTAGTCGATACGGCTGGACTCGAACCAACAACTACCGCCTTATCAGAGCGGCGTGCTAACCAATTACACCACGCATCGAAGCTGAATGTTAGTCCCGGTGGCAGGGCTCGAACCTGCGACCAACCCCGTATGAAGGGGCCGCTCTACCAACTGAGCTACGCCGGAATGTTAGTGCTCCTATCTGGACTCGAACCAGAACCCACGGATTAAGAGTCCGCTCGTCTACCATTAGCATATAGAAGCATTTTTAGAGCGCCTATCCGGGGTCGAACCGGAACCAACTGCTTGGAGGGCAGTGATGCAGCCATTACACCATAGGCGCGTAATTTCGAGCATCTGGCCGGCTTCGATCCGGTGACCTCATCCATGGCAAGGATGCGCTCTACCAACTGAGCTACAGATGCGTAACAGCCCCCTGACGCTTCGAACGCCATCCTGCAGATTTGGAGTCTGCGATGCTACCAGTCACACCCGAGGGCTAAGGGGGTGGGACATGTGCTGACTGTCCCGGCGCCGGGAGGAGCGGGCGACATTACTCGAGTTGTCCGTCCGACGGCTCCCGGCGCTTACCAGCGAATGCAGAAGGGGTCCCGGTGTTTTTCACCGGGACCCCTTTCTTCTGCAGAAAACTGGGTACTTGGACTACCGGTGAACACATTGAATTATTCCATCAATACCATCGAAACCGCGGCCTGGTTTCATCCAGCCGGTGGGCTTCTTCGTAATGATTGTCGTAATTCTCTGGTTCATAAGTATTCCTTGTGACTATAAGTTTAGCAAATTTATTTCCGGCTGTAAAGGTTTTTGACCACTTTTTGAAGAAATAAGAATTAAATAAGTTTTCCGTAAGCCCCGTGTAAGAAACTAGCTGATTACGATGTATTTCGGGCCCACATTCTCCCCGCGATAGGCGTTATATTCCTGTCCCACGCCCACACCGCTGATGGGTTCGAACGTATCATACAGCGCACCTTCCTCGCGCACGGCCCTGGCGACGTCGAAATCGCCATGCTTCTTAATCAGTTCCTGCATCTCGGCAACAAGTTCGGATCCTTTCATGATAACTCCTTTTACTGAAATATAGCAACTTTACTATATTTCATATACAAGGAGGCCGCCAATGAGCGTCATCAGAGAATATTACGACGAAGAGGGGAACTACTGGCAAATCGAAACCCCGCACTACATCCCGCCGGAGGAAGCGATCAAGAACCCCGACTACATAAAGGGTTTCGGCTCCGCGGCAGACCGCAAGAAGGCCGAACGGAACTGCATCAAATACCACCGCATGACCCAGGCGCTGTATGTGTTCATGGGCGCAGCCGTGCTCATCCTCGGCATCATGGTCATCATAAAAGGATAATTTGCTATATTTCAGTCATGGAAAATAAAGAACTTATCGAAGAAATGCGCAAGGCCGAGAACCACATCTCCGAAATAGTCAGCTATTTCGAGGACAACCGCTCGGAACCTCCCTGCCAGACATACGTAGACGCCTCCAACGAAGCCGACGAGGCGATCAAGCAACACCCTATCAAGACGGCCGTCGTGGACAGTGACACCCTGCACCACGCATGGTTCCTGCACTTCTACGCAAAGAAGGCCACGGCGATGGTCAAGGCCGAACTTGCCGAAAAGCACATCGTCAACAAGTTCGTCGAAGTCAGCGACGACGGAACGTTCTACGACCGACGTCTCCGCTTCCTTGTCGCGGCAGGCCTGTTCTTCCAGAACATCGTAAACTACTGGGCCCGCGAAGAAATCGAACGCGGCATACGCGACGACGAGGCCCACCGCAACGCGGCATGCGCCCCGCAGGCGCAGGGATAGACATGTTCACCGGCTATTTCGCCAGGACCAGCCGCTATATCGCGCTCGACTACACGCCGGTATCAATCGCCCTGTACACGCCCGCGTGGTTCAACGGCTTCCGCTACCCGAAGCTCGCCCCGAAGGAAGGCTTCTTCAAGGAGTGGAAGTACGGCAGCCACAAGGGCGACAACAAGTATTACATCGAGCGCTTCAACGAGGAAGTCCTGAAGCCGATTTGTCAGCGCGGCGTCGCAATCAGGGAACTCGAAGCGCTTACCCATGTCCCCCATTCGAAGATAGTCCTCCTGTGCTACGAAAGGCCGGGGGACTTCTGCCACAGGCACCTGGTGGCCGACTGGTTCGGCAAGGAGTGGTGCAAGGAACTCAACCTGGAGAAAGTAAAATGAGCGAACGCAGCGAACTGGACTACAACGAAAACGTCATGTTCGATGGCATTTTGTCTCGCATCGTCGGAAAGACGTGCATCATAATCGAGGATCCGAAGGAACTGGGAATCCTCAAACGCCTGGCAGAAAAAGACCCGCTCCGTCTCAGCCAATACGGGCTCACCCTCGAAGGCAACCTGCTGAGGTCGGGACAGCATGCAACCCCGCCGGACGGCAACTATACCCCGCTGGACTACGCCAGGACCGGCCTATGCTGCGACCTGGTAAACCTCAAATATACCGGCGGCAAGACGACCGAGGAGCGCTGCAAGCTGCTCGCCGGCATCATCAACAAGGTCATCCCGGAAAAGCTGCACCGCTTCATCGAGATGTCCCAGGACATGGCCTGGGGCGGGTTCGGGCACGCGGAAATCCCGGAACACATGCTGATGGGCATGAAAATGGAGCTGCTCCAGTTCATCTCGAAACTTTAACCTTCATGAAAACAGAAAAGACGCGGGCGACCGCGTCTTTTTGTATCTTCGGGGGAACTATATCTCCTCGTAATAGTATTCCCCAATCTTCTTGCCTTTCTTCTCCTGCTCGATGGCCGCGTGGATGAACGTGAGCGCATCCGCATACAGGAGGAAGAACACCGGGTCCTGGAACACGGAATACAGGATGAGCGAACCCATTGCCGTATCTATCGAATAGGACTTGTAACGGTGCCAGAAGAACCTGCCTTTCCACTGCGGGTATGCGTTCATCAGCAGCTTGTTGCAGACGATACGGTGCTTCTTGTCGATCTGCATCACGCACCGTCCGCGGAACTTGCGCTCGACCTTGGCTTCTTCAGGAGACCTTACCATTCTTGTCCTCTACTTCGACGACCGGCGTTTCCTCGTTGGAGGCCTTCCTCAATCCATCCGCGGCACGGATATAGGTGGCCGCGAGGTTCGAGAGGAACACGGCGTTCTTGAAGTCCGTCGCATAGGTGAGCAGCGCCCCGAGACCGGTGACGGAACCGTAGGTGTTGTATCGGTCGAGCTTCCCGGAACTGAAATACAGGGAAGTGATGTCCGCGGTCAGGAACCTGCACTTTTCGAGATCGGACGGGGACCATTCATAGTGGACGCGCTTGACGCTGCCTTCCCCGCTAAGCCCCTTGTTGCACAGCTTCTCGAAGTCAGCCGCCTTGACGGAGGAGAACGTGACCCCGTGGAAGTTTTCCGGCCAGGACGGGCCGAGTACCAGGCAGAGCTCGTTGAGCACGCCGCGTTCGTTCTTGGTATTGCGCGTAGTCGCCACGAACTCGATGTCCAGGCTCCTGAAGGTGTGGCGCATGAAGTCGGAAAAGTCCCCGACGCAGTTGGAAAATTCCCTGCGGGACAGTTCCGCAGCCAGCGTCATGCTGGTGGTTTCTTGTTTCTTATTGCTCATAGCAATCTCCTTGCAGGAAAAATACAAAATTAGGCGCCGGGTTCCACGCCGTCACCCGGCTTTTCTCGATGGCCACCGATCCGCATGACGACGGCGAACACGATGGCGACCCACAGGACGGTGGACGGGATGCCGACAGCCAGGTAGGCGAACCCGGGCGGGAACCATCCGTTGCAGTTTCCGTATATGCACAGGAGCAACGGCCATACGCACAGGGCGATAACCGTGGCCAGCGTCGGAAACAGAAGGGCCATACTGGTCACAAAATCCAGCGGAGGACCGAATATAGAGACGACCCGGTCAAGCCAGTCGCGGCACTTTTCGGCTTGCCAGTCGACCCGGCCGTTCCTCACTTCATCAGACATCGTCGTCCTCCCTCGCAATGTCCTTCATCTGTTCGTGGTACGCGCGATAGGAAGTGAGGAAATTTTCTGCGTAGATTGCCGCGCGGACAAGGTCCGGGTGAAGCCCGGGGATAAGGGAAATTTCACGCAGGACGGTGGTCGCGTAGTCGATTTCCCCGATCTTGTCGTCGGTCCCCCAGCTCATCGCGGCGCCCACGGTGTTCTCGATGCGGGTGCGGACGATTTCCGGGTCCGGGCAGTTGCCGTTGAGGAAGGCGCACATCGCGCGGGCTTCTTCCTCGTCCTGGTAGAAGCGGCGGTCGAAGCAGTGGTTGTCCGCCCAGTTCTTCGCGCACTTCAAGGTCGGCTCGTCGCGCTTGAGCGTGTAGGGCTTGAACCTGAACTTTCCGCCGGCGCCGACATAGATGTAGTACACGGTGGCTTCCTTGATCTTGTTCTTCACCGCGTTCTCCAGGTCGAACGGGGCAATCGGGCCGCGTTCGCGGCATGCCTGGATAAAGGCTTCCGAGTTGATTTTCGGCAGCTTTGCCAGGCGTTCACGAAGTTCACTGATTGATGCGTATTCGCTCATTGTCTTCTCCTTATGAAAACTCTGTAATAGATGCACTTCGGCATCCCGTTCTCGTCGAGCAGGTAGCTGTTCTGCACCCGCCAGTTCTTGTAGTAGGCCTTGTACGCCTTCTGCCGTTCCTCCGGCGGGGGCGTAAAGAACTCGCACTCGTTGAATGCCCATGCGGTGTCCCCGCTCCGGCCAAGGACCTCGAACTGCTTCGGGTCGAAATGGTCGAAGAACGTAATCGGGACGCCCATCACCCCGTCGTAGTCCTTCGGGATGTCTGAGACCCTGTCGACGTTAATCGCGTCGAAATTCTCGAACTTGGGGTATTTCGCCGGATCGTAGGTAGCCGTCAAAAAGATGCCGCGCTCGTCTTCCTTCCGGGGAACGGACATGTTCGTGTACCACCTGCAAAGGCCGGTAACCTTCTCGGTCTCGCCTTCCGGCGTCTCGAACTCGTCCGGGGAGGTGATGCCGAGCTGGATCCTGCCGGAACGCAGCTTGCGGAACACCTCGTTGTAGTTGACGCAGTTCTTGTTGCCGATGACATAGAAGTCCCTGTCGGCGCCGTCCACCCAGTCCACGAAGTCCCGGAAGCAGTTCCCGCACCAGGTGGCCAGGCCGTTCCTGCGGACGAGCATGGTATGGTTGCGGTCGAGTTCCAGGCAGTGCACGGTCCCGTCATACTGAACCTTCTCCGGCACGGGATAGTCCGTATTGCGCTTCTTGGTCTCGATTGCCCAGTTCGCCATCCAGTAGGGGTTTCCCTTGGACTTGCGCTGGATGAACTGCACGAGCACGCCACGCACTTTCAGGATGAGCTCCTGCAGGCCTTCGCACAGCTTCGGGGCGGTGCTGCCGATTGCCTGGCTCACCTTCCCGCCGATGTGGGAGAGATGGGAGTTGCCCTTCATGTAGCCGTCGAGGAAGCGGGCCATGTAGGCCGGTTCCATGTAGAGGACTTCCGTCGGGAACTTCTTCTCGATGCCCTTGCCGAACTTCGCGAGGTAGGTCCACAGCTGCTTGCTGTACACTGTGTAGTTGTGGTTCCTGGTCTTGCTGGACCGTTCCACCTTGCACGGGAAGCCGATCTTGGCGTAAAGGTCGATGACGTACTTCTCGTTGTCCTCGTTCTGCTTGATGCTGATCGTGTAGCGGGGATTGCCGTTCACGTTGTTGCCGAAACGGACGCAGCCGTCGGCAAGCCAGAACCCGAGGAACTCCAGCCAGTCGCCCATCGGTATCTTCTTTTCCGGGACGGCGATGTCCTTGTGGGTGTAGCGCTCGCTCTGCGTGACGCCCGGAAGCGTGAAGAACTCCTCGTGGATGCCGCTCCAGTCGTATTCCAGTCCGCGGATAGGCACGGAATGGTAGTGGGGGACCACCTCGTCGGCGCGGCAGAACAGGTCCTTGCGCTCGTTGCAAATCATGCGGTGGTTTCCGGTCACCATGAGGTCCATGCCGGACTTCTTGAAGTGGAGCAGCTCACCCTTGTACGGGGTGTCGTAGAAACGGACGATGTGGGCGTATTCGACCTTGCGGGTTGCCGGGTCCATGCTAAGGACGAGGTCGCCCGGCTTGACGTCGGTAAACAGCTTCCAGCCTCCGTCGGTGAGCACCTCGGTATCTGAAGAGAAACAGCTGAAAGGGGGGTTGGTCGCGACCAGGTCGGAATGCTGCATGAACTTCGTGATTTCCGGGGAACGGAAGTCCCCGTCTCCATCCAGCACCCATCGGGCAACCTTAATATTGCCGTCCCGTCCGAGAGAAACCGTCTCCGCGTGGCCGCGATGGCCAGGGACATAGCTGGTACAGGTGAGCCTGCGGAGGCCCAGTCCCTGGAAGTTGTCGATGAAGAAGTCGTGGAACCCCGGGTGTTCAAGGTCGTTACACGGGCACAGGACGGTGCGGTTGGCGAAGAAGCCGGGGTCACGTTCGAACAGCGCCTTCATCTCGTGGGAGACGTCGCTGTAACTGGTGTAGAACTCGTCGTTCTTGGCAGTCTTCGCCTCGCGTAAATTGCGGTTCTTGGACATTACATTCTGCCTTTGCTGCCGGCTTCGATAATTTCTTCGATGAAACGGAGGCGAAGGCCCCTGGCCTGCTCGATTGCCTTGGCGACACGTTCATCCTTGGAAAGGCAGCTCGGGTCGATATAGGAGTTACGGACGTTCTCCAGGTAATACGCGTCGCCGATGATGTCGCCGAGGTTCTTGCCGACGTAACTGGCGTTGATTGCCGCCTTGATGGCGCACGCGATGTTCTTGGCAAGGAGCTTTGACGAATGGGTGCCGGTACCCTTGTTGGTATTGATCGCGGCATAGCGCTTCGCATCGCGCTGGATACGGAGTGCGGCCATGGCGAGAGCCTTGAGGTCCATTTCGGGAGCAATATCCGTCGATGCGTTGGAAACGTCGACTCCCGGGATTTCGCTCGGGAGGAACGGCCAGTCGGAAGCGAACGGCGGACGTTGGAGTTCGCCTTCATACGGCTTCTTTTCGGTTACGACGAGCAGCTTTGACAGCGGGACACATACGGTTTCATTTTCGTTTGACATATTTTTACCTCTGCCTGAAATATAGCAAAAACCCACCGTATGTGGTGGGTTCCTGTGAAAAACTGCCGTTACATGCTAATTGGCGGGGCCGAGGTCGGTAATCCCGGCAATATCGGTAACGGTCAATGCGCTGTCGGCGCACTGCTCGCGAACCTGGCGCAAGAGGTCGTCATACAGCGCTTCGCCCGTCTTGTTGCTTTTCAGATGATAGGAAAGCCCGTCGGTCACCGGAAGCGAGCCGGCATGGTCCGGGTTTACCGCGCGGATGCGCGTGGTCACCAGGTAGACATGCGGGGCCGGGCCGTCGCTAATCTTGGTGAAACGGTACTTCGCGGTAGCTTCCGGGTATTTCGCCCGGTCAACTTCGGAGAGGAACATTTCCTTCGGTCGGGCGTAGATGCCGTCCTTGTGGTTGGTCTTTCCCGCGTTGCCCATGCACTTGTAGATGACGAGTTCCTCGCCGGTCTCGGAGTGCTTGGCGACGGTAATCACCTGTGAAGTGGCGCCTTTGAAGTGCGCCCAGGTGCTGCCTGGCGTGATTTCTCTGTCTTTGTTTTCTTCGTTAGTCATTGGTGTATCCTGTTGAATAGAGGACCGGATCGTCGTTGAACTCCTTCCCGGTGTCCTTTGCAAGCTGTTTTGCGATTTCTTCCGCCGCGGAAAAATCTTCCTTTGCCTGGCGATCGTGGATTGCGCAATACGCCTCGAACGACCACGGGCGGATGACCGGAACGTAGATGCTTACCGAACTCATCTTTTCATGCGTCTTAATCTGGTGGCGGAACGTTTCGGTGCAGTATGCTTTCCAGTTTTCAAACAGTTCCTTGCGTTCGGTATCGGCATATACCTTGCATACTTGGGCAAAACCCGCCGGGGTAAAGGTAATGCGGCCAACCATGTCCAGGTCGCGGTCAAAGTCCACGTTCGTGACGGATTTCACTACGCGCTGGGTAGTTGCGTCGAAATACGAACCGAAACGGTCAGCATATTTGTCTTCGAGCGACGAAACGATAATCCTAAAAATATCGACTGCCGTTGCGTCGAGATGACGAGAAAGCTGGTCACGAATATTACTGAGTTTCAGTTTGTCTTCCGCATTCTGCAGGCACTTGCTAAGCGGAGCGTCATTGAAGAAGCGCTTAAGACCCCTGACTGCGCTAAACAGCCCGTGCGCCCATCGGATGGAGCCCAGATAGGTTTGTAAGTTCCACCCAGCATAATCAGTTTTCTTTTCGTAGTCCACTACGACGTTCCAGTCATGAACGCCGCTTCCGTCGCAAATACGGGGAGACTTGACCTGGTAATTGCGCCCGCCGAGAGAAACGCATGTGTCGAAGATGTCATACAGGACTTTGGTATCGGACGTCCAGTAATTTTCATGCTCGTTGTCGCTAAGCTCCGCAGAAATCAGCAAATAGATATTACAGATGCGGAAACGGCCAATCTCGCGGGGTTCGTCCGTCCCGAGGGCGTCACGCGCCGTAATCGCATGGCTGGGGATGTCCAAGTTTTCAATCTTGAACATGCGGGTGCGCTTGGTCTGTGTGTGCATGGTAAAACCGGGGGCCTGCACTTCTTTCAAGTCAAGGCCGGCAAAATGGAATTGTTCTGACATGTGTAACCTCTTTCGTTGACTGAAATATAGCAAAAACCGAAAATTGCTATATTTCAGTCATCAAACGAGGAAACTACTATGGACATCGGAAGCAATAACTCATACCCGGCAGGAACCCTCAGCAACTTCGCCCCTCACCCGTTCACGTTCGACGGGGTGGAGTGCGCCTCGATGGAAGGCTTCCTGCAATCGCTCAAATTCTCCAACCCGGAGATGCAGATCTACGTATGCACGCTCGTAGGCATCAAGGCAAAGTCCAAGGGCAAGCACAAGAACTGGTACCGCGACCAGACGCTCTACTGGAAGGGCATACCCATAAAGCGCGACTCCGAAGCCTACCAGCTCCTGCTGAACCGCGCCTACAACCAGCTGAACAAGAATCCGGGCTTCCGCAGCGCACTGCTCGCGACCAACAAGGCGACGCTCACCCACTCCGTGGGAAAGCACGACGTCCACCACACGGTGCTGACCGTCCAGGAGTTCTGCTCCCGCCTCACATACCTGCGAGACGTGGGCGACCTCCCGGAAACATCGGCGAAGGTCTAGTCCTTGGCCTCTTGTTTCACGAGCTGGCTATCAATAATTGGCTCGTTTCTTTTTATGGTGCTGGCCAAGTAGGCGAACGCAGTGGCAAGCGTATTCTTTACATAGTTGAACAGTGCGATGTAGTCGGCATCGCAGAACTTGTCCAGTGCGACGCCAACAATCGCGTTCTCGTTCTCCCCATTCTTGTCGCAGGGGACGACAGCAAACCCGCTCGCGCTCACGATCACCGGGGAGGCGAGTGACCTGCGCCTGGCCAGCGCAAGACGGATTGCCGGAATGAACGCGACCCCGTCGTCGTTGATTACGAAGAACTCGCCGAGGCTGTCGTCCAGGTGGGTATATATGCGCTTGGCGTTCCATTTCCCGGTATGGACCTCGATGAACGCGTGCAGCTGGGAAACCACCCTGTCCACGTCGGCATCGGTAATATCCGACCAGTTCTTGTGCTTGTTCTCGCCGAGTGAAAGACGGAACAGGTGGTTCCCGCCATCCTTCCCGGCAATGTCGGTGAACATGCCGTCATGCCCGGCAATGTCAAGCGTCCAGTTCCTCGTGTTAATGTCGCTCGCTGCGCCCGGTCCAGCATATCGGATGGTTGTCATGTTGAACTCGAACAGGCCGTCGAAGTCGCCCTTCTTCGGATCCCCGAACTCGTTTACCATCCGCTCGGCGAACGTGTCGAGCCCCCACTTCGGCAGTATTTCCGCGCAGTCGGAATAGAATTCCTGCTTCCCGTCCCCGGTCTTGACCACCACGGGCATGGCGAGCGACGGGACGAGTGCGCAGACCTGCGCCACACTGACCTCGGTCTTTTTGCCATCGATCGGCCCGTTCCCTACCAGCATGCCGTGCGGGGTAAAATTTTCGCCATCCCGCTTGATATCCACAGGCAGCAGGCGCATGCCGTTCCGCTCGAATGGGATGCGGTTGTCATAGCGGAACCGGTAGTATTCGCGTTGAAATGCTTGAAGTGTCTTCATGTATATGCCTCCGTCCCCAAATATACAATTTTGTTGCCGGATAACCTAGTTTCATCGCATGAGCAAGCACATCAAACGCAGATCCTTACGCGCACGGCTCGTCGATACATTCATCCGGCCGTTCATCCCGGAAATCGTCATCCCGGACCTTTCCAGCCCCGTAGTCGAATACGGCTACAAGGGCGCCTACTTCCAGTTGCGGTATATCAACAGGAAGAAAAGACACTGACCGTTTGGGATGCCGCCGGTATTTTTGTATATTTATTGGCACAACCGTTTCTAGAGCGGGTCGAAACATCCCACCGAACCTAAGACGGCAGACATTAGCTCCTCCCTGGTAGCGAAATCGCCTGCGCAGTCGGACGTGCAAACTGTACGTCACGTAGTGGCCGGAACGTCAGTCGGACGAGTTGGCAGCCTCGGGATGATCAAAACCGGTAACGGAAAACTGCCACCCTTTTTACACGGAGACATCATGAACGACGCAGAAAGACTTGCAGAACTTGCCAATCTCCCGGCAATCGAACGCGTTTACAAGAAGCACATCGAAGAATTTGAACACCTGACGATTGCCACCGGCTTCCGCGGCTGCCCCGTCGACATCATGAAGAAGAACTTCTTCGAGATGCAGTTCGCCGGCGCCGGCCAGAAGGTGGACGACATCCGCGTGAACGAGATGTACCAGATGCAACATGACCTCATCCAGAAGTTCAAGGACAACGGGTTCAAGGTCACGGAAGAGAAGCCGTCCAACATCATCACCCTCGACAATGCGGCAACCGATCCGCGCGAACAGCAAAAGAAGGAGTTCGAGAAACGCTTCCTCGAAACCCGCTTCATCGTCAAATGGTAACCAGATAAAGACATTCCGGTCATCTATCCTGGATGCCGGAACGGAAAACGCCGCAGTTTCCTGCGGCGTTCTTTGTTTTATTTGTAGAGGTGCGGGAGCATGACATCGTTGCTTGTCGTGACGCCATGCGTAAGAAAGTCCCCGTAGTCAATGAACGCCGGGTCAATATCATTCCCGTCCAGGGTTTCCATGCCGAATTGCAACGAGACTGCACGCACATTATAGCCGTCCTTGCGGCTTCTCCCGCAGGAATGGCATTCATCGCAGTCGCAGATTACCACGTGAAACGCCCACTGGCGAGGTTCAGCAAAGACGCTCTTGATCGCCTCGTCCCCGCTGGCCCCGTAGATTATCGCACGTTCCTCCTCGGTGAACTTGGCATACACCGTGCAGGCAATCGAGGGCGCTTCGCAGCTGAGCGGGAGACCGCCCAAGCCGTGCTTCTCCACGAACTCGGTAACCTTGGCCTTGTCCCACTTGATAAGCGGGAACGTATAGGACGGCTTGCGGGTAACCTGGGTCTCGAACTCCGGCGCATGGTTTCCGTACAGGTGGCTGAGCGCAAACGCACCGTCATAAAGTTTCCGCATGTCCTCGATGAACGTCTCGGACTGGTCCCCCTTGACAATTCCCATCTGCACCTCGTCCAGCAGGGACGTGATTTCCGGGTTGACGTAGGCAAGGCTGAACGTATTGACCGGCTGCTGGATGAAACCCTCGAACTTGCCGCCGAAGTCAATCATCCCTGCAGGGATATTGATACCACGATACATTGGCATCAGGATGCCCGGGCCCTTGTAGGTCTTCAATATCGCGGCAAGCATCGTATATGCGAGTATCGGGGCAACTTTAAACTCGGTGTTGACCCAGTTGTAAATCGGGAAGACGACCTTTCCCTCGTCCAGGTTCTTGAGGACGAGCGCCGTGCTGTCCATGCCTCCGGTAAACAGGACGCCTACCGCATTGGTCGGCTGTCCATATTCCCATTCGGGATTGAGCGTCCTGATTGCCGATGTCAGGCGGTCCGGGTAGCCAGTAATACAGGAAAACGCATTCTTGACCAGGTCCTCGACCGCATCCACCTGCGGGTAGCTTGCGCTCCAAAAATTGTAGGTATCTTTCTGCATGTGGCTAATCATGGTGAACCCGAGAGCATCCATGGCTTCCTGCTTGCGCCCGCGGTCGAGAATGGGTACCCGGCGATCAAACACCTTGGTGTCGATGTCTATTCCCTGCATGCGGATGTCGAACCGTTCCCTGAACGGGAACCTGGCAAACCATTCGTTCGCAATCTTTTCTGCACGGACGGGAAACCCGACGGAGTTGTTCGGATCCATCAGATCCATGTTGGCATCACTGCGCATCGGCTTCTCCCGGGAAGATAGTCTTGAAACTGCCGTGGAAGTCGCCCTTGTTCATCTCGGTGGCCAGCTTGACGATGCGCGTCCCGGCAATCTCGAAGTATTCCTTGTCGATTTCCATGCCGATGAACCTGCGGCCTTCCTTCAACGCGGCAAGGCCGGTGCTGCCGCATCCCATGCAGTTGTCGAGGACGACATCGCCGGGTTCCGTGTAGGAACGGATAAGCCAGGAAAGGAGTTCCACTGGCTTTTCCGTGCGGTGTTCGGACTTGGACGGGTGCGGTTTCGGGATGTCGATGATGGACACCGGGTATTTCTGGGTGCTGCCCTTGCGGACATCGTCCGTGGCCTTGAACTTGCCGTAGTTGTTGTTCACCATGTCCTTGGACATGTAGGACTTGCCGCGGCCGTGCAGGGGCTTCCCTTCGTGGAACTGCGGGTTGAACTTCGGCATGGACTTGTAGAACACGGCAAGCTGCTCGTGGGAACGGAGAGGCATGCGCTTGGCGTTCAGGAACCCGGTGACGAGCTTCTTGTTCCATACCAGGTCGTAGCGGAACAGCTTGCGCCTGGACTGCACCAGGTCAACGTAGAACAGGCCCTGCGCGAACAGGACGATGGCCCCGTCATCCTTGATGACGCGCTCATACTGTTCCCATAGTGGTTCGAACGGGATGCGCTTGTCGTGCGGGTTGTGCGTGACACCGTAAGGGAGGTCGCACAGGATCATATCGACCGACTTGGGGGCGAGCTTCTTCATCTCCTCCAGGCAGTCTCCGAAAAACAGCGAATAGGACATTTTAAAGTTCCAAAAGAAAGCCGCGGGGCGGAATTGCCCCGCGGCCGGGTTTCTTGGTTAGATGTTACCAGGGATTCTTGGGCGTGGCATCCTGCTTGGGCTGCTGGGCCGCGTCGAGCACCGCGCCGGCGAGCTGCTTGACGTTTTCCTGGGAGAGCGCCTGCTGGCCCTGGTCCTGCTGGGCCTGCTGCATGCCCTTGCCAATCATCTTGCCGGCAAGAGCACCGCCGAGAAGGCTGTTGACCGCATTGGGAAGGCTGAACCCGAGCGAATCCGTAAGGCCGTCCGAGACCTGCTTGATGGTCTTGGTGACGCTTTCGGTGAGCTTTGCCGGACCGCCGTCGTAGATGGTGATGTTGCCAATCTTTTCCATCGGCTTTGCGGCTGCCGCGGTCATTGCCGGGAGCTGTTCGAAGAACTTTTCCGTGGCCTTGATGCGCATTTCGGTAATCGGGGCTTCGCCATACTTGTTCATGGCGTCAGCCTTCTTGTCGATTGCTTCCGCTTCCGCGAGACCCTTGGCCTTGATGGCGTCCGCTTCTGCGAGACCGGTTGCCTTGATGGCGTCCGCTTCGTTGGTTGCCTTGTGGAGGTTTGCGTCCGCGATTGCGGTGATACCCTTTGCCTTCTGTTCCTGGTCGTAGAGGTCACCTTCTGCGGACTTCTGGCGCTGGACGAGGCCCGCGTCTGCGTCCTTGGAGCGGCGATAAAGGTCGGCTTCGGCGTCCATCTTTGCCTTGTAAAGTTCGGCATCCGCGTCCTTCTGGGCCTTGTAATAGGCAGCGTCGGAATCGTGGATTTGTGCCTTGTAGTTGGCTTCGGCCTTCTTTTCGATTTCGGCCTGGAGTTCGCGTTCGCGGACAGACACCTTGCGTTCGCTGAGCTCGATATTCTTTTCTTCCGCGGCGATGTTCGCTTCCGCGTCGGCGATGTTGATGAGCTTCTGCTGCTGCTTCAGCTTGATTTCGTAAGCGGTGTCGGCATCGGCCTTCTTGGTCTGTTCAATCTGGGCAAGTTCGTGCTTCTTGACTTCGAGGTCGTTCTGACGCTTGGCAATGGCAAGACCGTTTTCGACTTCGACATCGTTTGCACGCTTGTCGGCTTCGGCCTTTGCGATACGGATGTCCGCATCCGCAGCTGCCCTTGCGTTGGCAGCTGTCTTAAGAATGGCCGTGGCGCGTTCCGTACCGAGTTCCTTGATCATGCTGTGCTTGACACCTTCGCCGTCGATGTATTCGTCGTCGAACTTCTGGATGTTGAAGGTATCGAGACGAATGCCGAGCTTTTGGAGGTCCTTGGTTGCACTTGCGTTCACGAGGCGGGTAATTTCATCGCGCTTGCTGACGAGGTCTTCAATCTTGATCTGGCCGATAACTTCACGCAACGAACCGTCCAAGATATTGTCAATCATGCTCGCGATGCTGCTATTGGCCTTCCTGGACGAAAAATCGGACTTGTCACTAATCTTGCTCGTATCGCCGGATTCCATGTTAAGGAAGTTCTGTGCGGCGATTGCAATATGTTCCGCGGTCGCATCAACCTTTGCCGTAGCAACCGCATCAACCTTGACGAACATGCAGTCGATGGTCGGGACCGGATCGGTCTTGTTGATGAGGATAGTCATGATCTTCAAGTCAACGATGTCAAGCCGTTCGATGAACGGGATGCGGAAGCCGGCGCGGCCCACGAGGACCTTCGGCTTTTCACGCCAGCCGGAAATGATAAATGCCTTGTCAGGCGGTGCCTTGACGTAGCCGACCATGAAAATGATTGCCAGGATTACTGCTCCGGCAATGATACAGATGAGTGGAATAGACATTGATTGTCCTCTTTTGTTGAAGTGTCTAGCTCGCCGACGGCAACCACGGAAAGATCGTCACGGGACATCCCCTTGCGTTTCATGATACGGTCGACGAGAAGGTACGCGTCGCCCCGTGTCCGCGAAGACGCGGTATGCCCCATGTAAAACTTGCCGAACGTGCACGTGCCGCTATCCACCAGGTATAGCCCGTCCGAGATACGCTTGACGAGATAGAATAACACTTTGTCAGCTCGCATGCGTGAAATATAGCAAAATTCAAGATAGGAAAACTGACCCGAAATTGCTATATTTTGAGTAGGAGATACACAAATGCAAACAAACGCCCGGGAAGCCTATTTAAGCTCGTTAAAAGAAGAATATTCCGTCGAAATCGCCAGGACGCGGGACAGCATAGTCCAACTGTCCGGCAACGACGCGGCAAAGACCACCAAGCTGTTCCTCGAATCCAGGCTGGACCGACTGGAACGCAGGCACAAGGAACTCGGCATGGAGGTTTCCTCGGCGGCAAACAAGAAAATCAAGAACGCCGAACCGGAAGTCACCCCATACGAGACCGATTTCGACGCAATCCGGGATGCCGTATATGGCCTGACCGGTAAACTGGTCCCGTATACAATGATGCCGAAATACTGGAAGGAACTAGCCAACCGGTATGCCGAAATCAAATCGTTCGAAGGCGAATACGCCACGCCGGACACGCTCGACAAGCTGAAAAAGATGCAGCGAGACCTCGATGACCTGGTGAACGACATCAAAAACGAGGCGTCGGTGACCCCGTATGGGTACAATGCCGCATTTTGCGGGGTTTCGCTGGAACCGGGCCTATCATTCGATCAGAAGCCGCAGAATAGCCGACCCAAGCACATCAAAAAACGTCGCAGGGGGATGTCCTACGACGAGAGGAAGGCTGCGTTCGATGCAGGTGTCAAGGTATCGACCCAGGACAAATCCCTGTGGGACGTCCCGGGCGGCCTCAGTATCAGGCCGGAATCGAACTGGTAGTATCTTCCACAAAGCGGCCATCCTTCTTGCGGAGGATGCGCTGGTTGGAACTGCCGCGGAACCTCAATGCGAGGTCCCGTTTTTGTTTGATGAACGGGCCGTCAACGAGCACGTCGGCCAGTTTCAGGATTTCCCCGGTAACACCAGGCACATGCTTCCGTCCGCCCGGATAGAGGTCGCGCTCCATCACATAGCCGGTATAGAGCCAGATATTCTTCTCCGGGAGCTCCATCCTGAACTTCCTGAGAAGTTCGAGCACGGCCGGCTGGTTCTCCTCCTCCATCGGTTCACCGCCGAGGACTGTAATGCCCGCGATATATGGCTTACGGCATGCCTCGATAATCTCGTTAGCCTCGATTTCGGTGAACTCCTTGCCGTATGAGAAATCCCATGTAGCCTCGTTGAAACAGCCCGGGCAGTGGTTGCGGCACCCGGACACGAAGAGCGTCACGCGGCATCCGTCGCCGTCAACAATGGACATGAAGTCAATCTTTCCGTAATTCATAAAAAACCTCGTAAAAGAAGGCCACCCTTCCGGGTGGCCCATCTACAACATGCAATGGGCTAGATGTTGTGTCGGTCTCCCAACTCCTTCACCTTGCCGTCATTCCAGGACAACTTAATAGTCTTCCTGGGTGACCCTGTCAAATATCCCGTGATGCGGCGGACGCGGATGAAATACTTTTCATCCTTGCACCCGCACTTGGGGCACACGTTGTCGATAATGCCGTGAAATCCGCACTTGATGCAGTCGTCGCTATCCATCGTGACGGTGAAATAGCCGAGATTGCCATTGTACATCGCGTCGATCGCGGCAGCGACAGCTTCCACGTTCTTGGTCAAGTCGCCGTTCAACTTGTAGTAGAAAATATGCCCGGCGTTGGTGAGCGCGTGGAACGGGGCCTCCACCTTGATCTTGTCGTCGAGAGACACGTCGAGGGAGAAGTCCATCATGTGGCTGTTGGTGTAGTAGCCCTTGCCGAAGATGCGCTGGAGGTTGACATCGGCCAGCTTCTTGTTGTCGCCGAACTTCTTGGCGTCGATGGTAGCGAAGCGGCCGGCGACAGCTTCTGCCGGCGTGGCGAAGCAGGACCAGTTCATGTGCGTCTTCTTCTGGGTAGCGTCGCAGAAGTCGCGGATGTGCTTGACGATAGACACGGCGAGCGCATCGACTTCGTGGTCAACGCCATAGGTCTTGCCGGTAAGGAGCGTAATGGTTTCCGCGATGCCGATATAGCCGATGGAGAGCGTGGACTGCTTCATCACTTCGGCGATGTCATCGGAAAGTTCGTGTTCCTTGTCGTCGGACGTGAGATAAAGACCTTCCTGCATAGTGAACGGGAACGTCTTATACGTCTTCATGCACACGAGGTTGAAACGTTCGACCAGGCTTTCCTTGGCGTCGTCAAGCAAGCCGTCGAGCTTCTCGAAGAACACCTTGATGCGGTCTTCCTCGGAGGTCTTGGCGATATGGGCCTCGATAGCGAGACGCGGAAGGTTGATCGTATGGAACGCAAAATTACCCCTGCCTGTAGTCTGTTCCGGGCCGTTGACATTGCCGATGACGCGGGTACGGCAACCCATCGTCGCAACGGTGGTGTTCTCGACCAGCTTGCGGAGGTTAATCGTCTTGCCGTCGAAGTCAACGACTTCCCAGATGTCGTCAGGCGCGACATGATATTCGTAAATCGGGAATTCAGTCTTTTCGACACGTTCAACATGAACAAGTTCATCCTTGCCACGGACCTTGACGGTAAACAGACTAGGATCGCCAATTTCAATCGTCTTGGTCAGGTACTTGACGTAGGGCTTGTTGAAGGTGGAGTCCACGGACACGAAGTTCGGGTAGAAACGGCGGGCGAGACAACGGATTGCCTGCTGCTTGAGGTCAAAGTTCGGGTCGGTTTCGAGGAACGTGTAACCCTTCATGAGCTTGAAAATCAAAATCGGGAAGATGGCGGTAAGGCCGTCACCCATGCCTTCATACTGGGCACGCATGAGGTTCTTGCTGACCATTCGTCCGCAGTTGGAAGTATCGAGGCCAAAGTTCAACGACGAGAACGGAACTTGGTTTCCAGAGCGAGACTGCAAGGAGTTCAAGTTGTGGACAAGGGCCTCCATTGCCTGGTGGGTATCGCAGTCGGTGAACGCGATTGCCTTGTCGATACACTTCTTCGGGAACAGTACATAAAGTGCGCTGGTCGGGGTGTTCATGGACACGCCGTCCTTGGCCAGGCCCTTCGTGATGCGCTTGATGGTTGCTTCGATGTCGGCATCGCCTTCCTGCTGCAGGTACTGGGCAAATGCCGGATCTTCGGAATAGTCGGCCTTCGCGTTGAGCTGGATTGCGAGGTTCCTGCGGAAGGAACGGTCCACGAACGGGGCGAGCTCGAAATCAAAGTTGTCGCAGGCGATGCCGCCGTACTGCTGGTTGCTCTGGAGCTGGAGTATGACCGCGGTAAGCGCAGCTGCGCTCTGGATGGTCTGTGCGGGGCGCTGGAAGCCGGTGCCGGAGTCGAAACCGGTACGGAGCTTCTTGCCGACGGGCGCAAAGAGGCAGTTGAACGTAAGGTCATACATGTTGAGGTCGTGGATGTGGAGGTAGCCGTTCGTATGCTCCTCCGCATACTTCTTGCTGACATTGTCGAGCAAGTTATACATCTTGTTGGTTTCCGAGGCAATCTTGCCGTACATGCCTGCCGGGGTGTCGCCGGACTCGTTGGCGTTGTCGCGCAGGATGTTGGAGCTCGGGAGGTCCGCGTGCTTGATTTCGCGGACGGTCTTGATGATGGGAGAGCGGAGTGCCCGTTCGCGGTCGCGCCTGTTGCGCACGATGATGTATGCGTCATAGGCGTCCATCGAGACTTCGCGTAAAACTTTCTTTACAGCGTCCGCAACGGAGTCGTTGCTCACGCACTTCTGCTTCATATCATACAGGATGTCAACTACGTCACCGGTGAGTTCTTCGACTCGTTCCTGGGTGAATTCTACTTTCGCATCGACAAGCGACTTACTGATACAGCGTTCAATCTTCAAGGGGTCGAATTTCTGCCGTCCGCCGTCCTGCTTCTTAACCTGCCGCAGAAACGTGCGTTCCGACATCTTTTCATCCTTCGTATCGTCCATGGAATTTCCTCTAAGTTGGGGTGGTGCCGGCGGTGCGGGAGGACCGTTTCCGTCGGCGGGTAGTCATTGTTTATAATAAAATCGGGGCCACGTATAGTGCACAAATGTGCACAAAAGCGGGGATTTTAGGTCCCTGCGTCCTGACTTGCGGTGGCGGTCGGTTGGACCGTTTGGGCACTGCACAAACGGCCATCACTTCCCGCGACGAGCATGCTGTTGTCCCGGCTCGTCATAGCGGCCTGGACCGAGTCGTTGAAGTTCTTGAAAGAATGGTCCCCGTCATAGAACGTCACCAGGTCGGAAATGATGCCGGTGATGTATGCCTGGGTAATACCCTTCTTCGCGAGGTCCTCGCAGGCCTTCCTGAACTGCTTGTTGTCGAGCGACGCCCATTTCGGCATCGCCACGTTCTCGTGGCGGAAGCGCTGCTTGATGACGTCGAACACGTCTTCCGCGGTCTTCGGCGCAGTCACGACGATCACCTCGTCGATGCGGCCCGGGCGCGAGCGGAACATGTGGTGGAGCTTCTGCGGCTCGTTCACGATAATGATGATGATGTGCCCGCTGGATGTGTCGCGGAGCTCGTCGAGATAGCCCATGAAGTCGGTGGCATACTCGTTCTTCTCGCTCATGTCGATCCCGTCGATGTCGTCGAACACGATAATCGACTTGTCGATGCGGGCGAGAGTCTGGAAAGTCTGGTCAATGCAGGCCTCCTGGATAGCTTCGAGCGGGACCCAGAACACCGGGTATTCCGGTACGCCCTCGAGCACCTTCTCGATGGACATGGTCTTACCCACCCCCGGCTCGCCCTCGACGAGGAAGCTGCGGCTCTTGTCGTGTTCCAGCGTCTTCGAGATTGCCCTGCGCATGCGGGCTACGTCCAGGTTGCATACGTCGAAATCGACGATTTCGCGCTTGAACTTCGAGAAGAACACGTTGTCCATCTCGAACATGTACTTGGAAAGGTCAACGTTGCCGAGATATGCGGTATACAGGGTATGGACGGCATCCGTAATGACGTCCTCGTCATAGTCCTCGTTGCGCATGGCGACGCGGACGTCGGCGTAGCTGCTCTCCATGTAGTCCTCGTGGTCCTTCCCGAGGTCGGCCTTGCTCGCCGCGTAGTTTTCCAGCTGCATAACGAAGTCGTGACCGTCATGGCTGAACAGGACGGCGGACCGGAGCCGGTAGCCCTCGTCCTCGTCATCGTCGTCGCGGAGAAGGTTCTTGATCTTCTTGAAGCGGATGTCGTACTTTTCCTGGTCGGCCTGGCTCATGTTGAGGAGATAGCGGCACATGTCGCCGGAGGTCTTCACCTCGGCAACGGTAAGGCTACAGTCGTTGTCCTCGCCAATCACCTGGGCCATCGCGTCGAAGCGTCCACGATACTCGTACTGCTCGGCGACAAATGCGTTCTTGACGATGAAATTGATGCGGAACAGGTTGAACGCGGTCTGCGCGAGACCGATATACTTATGGGCGATACGGCTCTCGGACGCGTTGCGCAGGGTGTAGAACACCGCGTCAAGCAGCTTGGACCCGCTTTCGGCGAGCTCAATCTTGTCGTTGGAGCGCATGCGCTTCTTGAGGTAGGCCAGCTTTTCCTTGAAATTCTTCCCCACCCACTGGTCGGAGTCGATGTTGAAGCGTTTCAGCATCGACTTCATGTCGAAAATCACGTCGTTACGGTCGGTCATCTGCACCCCTTACTTGGTTTCCTCGGTCTGAGCGCGGACATCGCCGGCTTCCCCGTTGCTTACCTTCACGAGGGTGGTC